TCTATAGGGTTTATAAACTTAGAATTAACCACGAAATACAAGGGGAAGCATATTGCTGGCGCGTCTTTCGTGGGAGGCGTCAATCAAGGCATCGCAGTGTGTACTAATAGTTCTCCGGCGGGAGGTGGAGGCATAGGATTCGGCAATTCGTCTATAGGAAGGGTACGAATAGACGAAAACGGGAACTTGTCGATAAACAATATTTACCAGCCTGGCGCGAATAAGCGCGTCGTTATTCAATTTAACTTACAGTATGAATTACTGAATTAAATTAGTAACGACGCGATCAATGTTGGCAATGCAACACGCAAGGCTATCTTTTTAAAGTTATCTTACTTGTTGGGCTTGTCAATAAAAGCTCTGTGCAATTAACGACCGAAACGCTATATATTATGCCGCTAGGTCCCATAACGGCCGAGAAATCGGGGGTGTAGTAAACTCCAGTTCCAGAATTTGATCCGTCCGCTGAGAAATAATTGGAGTAAAATATAATAGGGATAGGGGTAATTAAAGTGTTGAAATCCTTATACGCATACCAAGTACCATGAACTAGCTCGCTCTTAAGCATACAGTAAACAGTGTCTTTTTGAATCACATTATTTATGATCTTGACAGTGTCTCTTATTGTGACCGTGTTTGTGATTGTCCTTGCTGGCTCTGGAGTATCAGTTTTCTTGCAAGCCGAAAATACAACAACAGAAAAAGCGAATAATAAAATTATTTTTTTCATAATTATAAGGGTTTGTTTCAAATAAAACTAAACAATATCAGTGCCAAAGTCAAAATAATTCGTTAAATTAAGTTATGAAGCTAAATATTAACACCGATGCAGTTGTGAGGTTCACCAATACTTTGGAGAAATTACACCGTTCCGCTCTTCCTGTAGCAATCCGAACTTCGCTAAATTCTGCCGCTTTCGATGTTAAAAAGCGCACTTTATTGAAGGAGACTGGCAAGAGCTTCACTATTCGACAAAAAAACTTTTTTAAGGCAAACTCCAGAGTTGAGCAGGCGCAAGGGTTTGACATGAATAACATGAAGGCGACTATTGGCATGGTTGAAGGCGGGCTAAAAGGCGGGAATAACTACGCTGTAAAAGACTTAGAACAACAGGAGAGGGGCGGATCTATAAAAGGAAAGGCATTTATTCCACTCAAGACCGCAAGGGTAGGAGGGAGTAACGCAAAAGCGGTTCGCCCGCAAAACAGGCTCTCTGCTATCAACAAGGTGGTGAACGCTCGCAACGCAAAGGGAGTAAACGACAGGCAGAAATTTAATTTTGCAGCCAATCAGGCGGGCGTGGGAGGGTTTGTAATCGCAAAGTACAAGGCAAAAGAAATCCTTTGGAGGGTAAATTCACTTGACGGTAAATTAAAAATCACTCCACTTTATTCCTACCAAGCAAAGCGGTCTATACACGTGAAACCAACGCGCTTCATGCAAAACGCAAGCCTTGAAAGCGCTAATCTTATTGAAAAATTCTTTATCTTAGAGGCGCAAAAACAAATTGCAAAATACGCAAACAGATAATGGCTTGGAAGGATAATTTAGACTCAACATTCACAATCGTTACAGGCGATGGAGAAAGCTATACGCCGCTATGGATGCCTACTTCAAAGGCTTTAGAGTGGAACGTTTCAGAGTTCGACTTCAAAGAACAGGAGGGAACGCTAGTGAAAAAATTCAAAAGAAAAGGTAGGAAATTCCCTTTGGATTTTTCTTTTCAAGGCGACGATCACTTGGAAATTGCTACAGCTTTTGAAAACTCTTCGAATGATTCTAGGCCATGGGTAATTTCACACCCCTACTATGGAAGTCTTACCGTACAGGTTCCAGCCATAAATATAGATCACTCTGGTTATGGAATATCAAAAGTAACCTGTACGGCCATTGAAACGATTACAGAGGACTCGCCGAAAACTACGCTAAGTCCCGATAGTAAGATTTCCTCTGATAAAGAATTGTTAGACGAAACTTTTATTCAAGCATTCGACGTAATTCCCGACGCTAAAGACGTAAATACGCTGGCCAATAATAATAATAAAACGTATGCAGAGGGTGCAAAATCGGTAAAAACAAAAACAGAATCGGAAGCCTACTTTAATGCTTTTAACACCGCAAATTCTGCCATATCTACAGCCACTTCCGATCCGTTACAGGCCATGCGAAAGACTCAGGCGGTTATCAACGCCCCTGCATTATTTGAAAGTTCGGTAAAGTCGCGCATTGATTTATTGACCTCGCAGTTTGAAAAATTGCGACTTACCATTTCTGGAATCGCGGGGAAAAATGGTAAAAAAATATACGAAAATCAGGGAGGCTCTTTAATTTCTGCCATGGCACTAGCCTCTTCTAAGCCACGGGCGGGAGATTATACTAATGCGAATAGCGTACTTTCAGTTGTTGATCTGTTGATATTAAATTACAACAACTACATCACTGATTTGGACGGGCTACAAACCGCTAACGGGGGCAATACCACTAGTTTTATCCCGGACGCTAATTCGCTAATAGGATTAAATTCACTTATAAACTTCACCGTTTCAAATCTTTTTTCAATCGCATTGAAAGCAAAACAGGAGCGGTCTATTATGCTGGACAAAGACAGCAACTGGGTATTATTGACTCACCGACTGTATGGCATAGACAGGTCCGATAAAAACATAGATGAATTAATGAATAATAATGAAGCTGGACTCAATGAAATGCTTCAAGTAAAAAAAGGCAGAAAGGTTGTGTATTATTTATGAATCTGAAAATTGACGATCGAAAAAATAATGTTGACATTGAATTTTTCAACGACATAAGCCTTGTGCTTCAATACGATGCTGTTGCCTCCGCTTTTTCTTTCTCGTTTTATTTTAATCCAGAAAATGAAGCTCATAAAGTATTTGCGGCTATTGGGCAATACCAGCTTGCAAGGCTTTACCATAAAGGAGAATTGTTAATAACTGGGTTTATTATATCGCAATCTTTCACCTCTTCCGCACAAGGACATCTAGTTCATTTTAGTGGGTATTCTGTGCCTGGAGTTTTAGAAGATTGCCAGATTCCGCCCTCTGCCTATCCTCTTCAATCAGATGGTTTGAGCTTAAGACAAATTGTTAATAAGCTTCTTTTGCCATTTCAAATAAAATCAGAGGTAGACAGTTCGGTTGCCTCACTAATGGATAAGGTGTATGATAAGACAACGGCTTCGGAAAGCGAAAGCGTGAAAGATTATATTACCTCACTTGCCACACAGCGAAATATAGTAGTGACCAATACTCCAACAGGAAGGCTCTTTTTTACCAAAGCCAAAACAGAGCAACCTGAGATTATTCACTTTGAAAAAGGTGTGATTGGCACAGATTACAGCTTGACATTTAACGGTCAAACAATGCACTCTCAGATCACGGTAATTAAACAAGCCTCTACAGACGGGGGAGACGCTGCCCAGTATACCATTAAAAATCCTTATGTACCAGAATCGACAACCGCTTTTAGGCCAAAGGTAGTAGTGCAAAATTCAGGTGATGATGTTGATACAAAAGAAGTAGCGGAAAGCCAACTCGCATCAGAGCTTAAAGGTATTTCTTTAAAAATAACAACCGATCGATGGGAGATAGGGGGGGAGGTAATTAAGCCCAATAATATTATTACCATTACCGACCCAGAGCTATTTCTTTATAAAAAAACTAGATTCTTTATTCAGAGTGTAGAGTTTACTGGCAATAGCACTGTGGAAACCGCAGTGCTTACTTGTGTTTTGCCAGAAGTTTATTCTGGGAAAGTTCCAACTGAAAATATATTTGTTCAATGATCAATATTTCAAAAGTAATTTCATTTTCATTTGACAGCTTAAAAAGGCAGCTTGTAAAAGTTTATAGACTTGGGAAAGATGATGTACAGGAAGCTATACAAGGCACGCCATTTGGCATAGATTCATCTCCAGTAAAAGATATGCAGGCAATATTCATGCAAACAGGCGAGAAGGGTAAGACTGTAATTGTTGGATACCTCAATAGAAATCATATTTCTGAAAAAGGGGAGACTAGGATTTATTCAACTAATGACACGGGAGTTGTTCAGATATTCCTTCACTTAAAAAATGATGGAACGGCAGAATTTGGTGGCGACACTGACAATTTGGTCAGATTTTCAAAATTAGAGGAAGGGTTTAATCAATTAAAAAGTGACTTCAACGCTTTTCTTACTCACGTACATGGAGGTTCTGGATCGCCTCCTGCTCCGCCCGCAATACCCTCTATGGCAAGTATTGCAGACGCAAAAATTGACGAAATAAAAACTTTATGAAAAAATTATTAATAGCGCTAATAAGAGTAGTCTACTTTTTTATTAAGGAGAAAATTTTTAGAATAAAGTAACTTTTCCATACGCAAATTAAGTATACTTGTTATTCGTAAGGTGATTAATTTCTATATTTGAATTGATGGTAACTTATGACAATGAAGGGCTTTACATAGAAAGCGTTTCTGGCTATGCAGCAAAGGCAATGGCTGTAGACGCTATAATTAATTCATTGTTAACGCTGGCTGCTACTGAGGCTGGGCAAAATGGAGTTTCCGAATACTCATTAAATGACGGTCAGGTACAGATTAAAACCGTAAGGCGTGGCTCTACTGCTATCATGCAGTCAATAAAAGAATTTGAAAAGCTAAAGCAGTATTATATCGAAAAAGCAAGTGGGACAAGAATGACTAGGCTTGTAGACAGCAAGAATTTTATTGGCCGTAGATATTAATCAATGAATCTTTCTGAAAAATTTAAAGAAATTAGCGAAGGTATTGGAAGTTTTATTTTCGGTAGCAAAAAACTTGTTGATTCAAAAGTAGAAATAAATCCGTCCGCAAACTATGGAACGAGACGCGAGATTCCTTTTTTAAACATCGACTTTAATGGGGAAAAAAGTTTAGGCGGAATAGGGCCTTTGGTGGACTACTCGATAGAATACGAAGCGCTAAGAGCAAGGAGCTGGAAGGCTTATATGGACAGCGAGGTAGCGCAGACTATATTTAAAAAATTCACATTATGGGTTATTGGGTCAGGCTTAAAATTGCAAGCAGAGCCAAACAAGATAATATTAGAAAGTGAAAAAATATCCATTGACAAACAATATTTCAATGAATTAACCGAGGCTAGGTTTTCAATTTTTTGCGACTCAAAAGACGCTGATTATTCTGGCATGAAAAACCTCCATCAAATTTCAGAAGAAGCCTTTTTAAATTCCAAAATCGGCGGCGACGTACTGGTTATCCTTCGATACGAGAATGGAAGTATGACCGTTCAGCTAGTTGATGGGGCGCACGTTGTAAGCCCTTTGGGCAACTATGAAAACAGAAATGAAACAGAATTAAGTCATCTTGAAAGCAATATTAAAAGGGGCGTAGAGGTTGACGAAAAAGGCCAACACGTAGCCTACTGGGTTGAGACTGGTTTTGATAAAATTGAAAGAATACCAGCAAGAAATGAATACGGGCTTGTTACTGCTTTTCTTGTCTATGGAATGAGGTATCGCATCGACAATATGCGAGGTATACCATTAACCTCTGCTGTAATGCAAACGTTGGCGGAAATGGATCGTTATAAAGAGGCTACTATAGGCGCCGCAGAAGAAAGCGCAAAAGTAGTATATACGATCGAGCACCAAGCTTTTTCAGATGGTTCTAATCCGCTAGTTGGAGAGTTCAAAAGAGCCAGAGGCGCAGCGGCAGACGACATACCAGTAGACTCTGCTGGTAATGCAATTGCCACTAAGGTAGCTGCAACGACGCATAAGCAGACTTATAATATGCCTAATGGGGCTTCAATGAAGTCTTTTAACAGTCATAAGGAGTTGTACTTTAAAGACTTTTACACCACGCATATCAATCTTGTATGTTCAACAGTTGGAATACCTCCGAACGTTGCTATGAGCCTGTATGACGGTAATTACAGTAGCTCAAGAGCTGCCATAAAAGAATGGGAGCATACATTAAATGTTAATAGAAAAGATTTCTACTTTCAATTCTACTCGCATGTATATGCCTTCTGGCTAGATATTGAAATTCTGAAAGACAAGATTCAGGCTCCAGGATATTTAGCGGCAAGAATTAGAGGCAATAAATCAGTATTGAATGCTTACAGGTGCGCTCGATTTGTTGGCGCTTCCGTTCCACACATCGACCCACTAAAAGAGGTGCAAGCCGCACGATTAAAGCTTGGAGCTACAGGCGACAATATGCCTCTATCAACATTAGAGCAGGAAACGGAGTCGCTAAATATGGGCGAAGCTGACGCAAATATGGAGCAATATGCAGAAGAGTTGGCCGAGTCGATGAGGCTTGGTATAACTCCTAAAGTTTTTTATAAAAAAGCCAGCTATTAATTGGCTGGCTTGAGGTTTTCTATTTTCTAAGTTCTGTTTTAAATGTATTTCTGATCTCAGTTAATTTTTCTTTTAAAAAAGAACTCATTGATATATTTAGATTTCTTGAAATATTCCTCAAATCATCATTGAGCGATTTTGGTACTGAGTAAATTCTAATATTAGTATTTCCTCTTTGTTTTTGCGTTAGTTGTTTTTTTTCGTTCATAAGATCTTTTTTTGCAAAGATACAAAAAAACAAATACGCAAATTGTGTATGAAATAAAAGTGTGCGCAATTTGCGTATACTTTGCCAATATTTTTTATAATGTATGTAAATTTGAATAATGACAAAAGAAATTCTTCTATACGGCTCTATTGACTCTTACTCTGCTTCTGATTTCGTAACAAAATTAGAGGAAAGCAAAGACGACGATATAGTTATAAGGGTGAATAGCTCAGGCGGTGGGCCAGAAGACATGTACTGCATGGTAGCAAAGTTTTCTGAACATAAAAAAGAAAAGAAAATAAAAGTAGACGGCAAGGCTTATTCTTGCGGGATGTTTACGACTCTTTTTTCTGATGATGTTGAATGTCTGGATGTGTCTCAGTTTAACTTGCACAGGGCCGCGTATCCTTCTTGGTTTGAAAAAGATTCTTCTTTGATGACTGCGGCTATGTGGGAGAATCTTAACAAGATAAATTCAAAACTAAGAGCTGCATTTGAGGCGAAGATAAATTTAGATGCTTACGCAAAATTAGGAAAGCCAAGCATAGACGAGGTTTTTTCTAACGACTCCAGAATAGATGTAATGTTCGACGCAAAGGAGGCGTTAAAGATTGGACTTGTAAATAGAATCATCTCTATAACGCCAAAAAAAAGAGCGGAGATAAATTCAATGGTTTCCAGAATTTCAGCACAGTACATATCTCCAGAAGGGCAATTTCCAGTAGAGCTAGAATCAAAAAAAGTTGAAAAATTAATTAAAAAATATATGACCATCACAGAATTAAAAGCAGAGAATCCAGCGTTATACGCTCAGGTTTTTACAGAGGGGCTAACGGCTGGAATCGCACAAGAAGCAGACAGAGTAAACGCCTGTATGGCCTTCGTAGAAGTGGATCCAGTGGGAGTTAAAGCTGCAATTGTAAGTGGAAAGAATCTCACTCAAACACAAATGGCTGAGTTTGCCATGAAACAAATTAGTGCTGCGATTCTCGTAAAGACAGAGGCTCAGAACGCGCCAGTAGTAAAAACTGCCGAGGTAGTGGTTGAGAAAGAGAAGACAGAGCAAGAAAAATTAATTGCAACCGCAGAGTCGTTGCTAGATCAGAAACTAGGGTTTACAAAATAATTAAATCATGAGCACTTTAACACAAGTATTTAACAATGGGCATGTAGCCCAATTCAACAGAGACAACTCCAAGATTTTTATTGGACGCAACAGATACGACGTGAGAGTTTACACCAATCCGTCTGGGTCGCCAGTAATCTTGGTGGCAGGAACTTTAGTGGGTACTATTTCATCGAGTGGGAAAGTTCTACCATTAGCCTCTGCTGCTGTTGACGGAAGTAATATTCCAGTTGGCCTTTTACGAGAAAGCATAACAGTCGAAGGTAGTGCAACCGTGAACTTGTACATCTGTATTGGTGGTGATGTTGCAGAAGAGATGATAGTATTCCAAGGCTCCGACACGATGGCAACGGTGGTTGATGGGAGAACTCTTAGAGATAGGATAGCTTCTGACAGCTTGGGGATAAAATTAGTAAGGCCAGCAGACAATTTGACCGCATTTGACAACACAATAATTTAGTTATAAAAATATAAAGAAATGTTAATATCTACAGCAGACGCAAGAGGTTTAGTAACCAAGAAACTAGTTCAGGTTTATTCTACTCGAAAGACGACAACAAAAATGTTTTCTTCTTTTTTCAAAAAAGTTGAGACGGGCACTCTGGCGGTGTCTATTGAGGTTCAAAGAGGAACCGAAAAAATTGCAATAGACGTTGAAAGAGGAACAGAAGGAAACAGAAACAAGTTTGATTCTGCAACTGAAAAAATGTTTATTCCCGCGTTCTACAATGAATGGTTCGACGTAACAGAAGTTGATCTGTATGATAATTTATTCGTCGATTCATTTGTTGACTTAGGCGTTGTTACGAATTTCTTGAACAACCTTGCTGACAAGTACGCTGCACTGCAAGACAAGATTGAAAGAGCAATTGAAAAGCTTTGCGCTGACGCATTGGAGTTTGGTTCTATACAATTGTATGACGGGAGTCTTGTAAAATTCGGCAGAAAATCTGGATCGTTTCCAAACGCAGGTGCTGGTAATTATTGGGCTACGGGAACTACCGATCCTTTCGCACAAATTAGAGCGGATATTGATTTTATCAGAGCAGAGGCTATGATAGAAAGCCCTGTTTATAATTTGATTTGCGGATCAACTGCGTTTGATGATTTGTATAAAAACACGACCTTCTTGTCAAGACAGGACTTGGTAAATTTGAAAATCGACAACATTGTATCTCCAATCCTGAAAGCTCCAGGAGCTTATCTTCACGGGACTATTACGGCGGGATCGTACAGAGTTCAATTATGGACGTATACGGGACAGTATCGCAACGCAGCAAACACGCTTGTGCCATACATGAACCCGAAGAAAACAATTTTACTCCCAGAGACTACAGATTTCACGCTAGCCTTTGGAGGAATCCCGCAAATTATTGGCGCTAATTCAGACTCTCCTGCACTCGCACTTGACAAGAGAGCGTTTTCACCTTATCAAATAGTAGATGAAAGAAAAGTGTCGATTCAATATGGATTGAAATCTGCACCACTCCCTATCATCACAGCAGTTGACTCAATTGTAACACGACAAGTAGTAGCATAATTATGAAAGCGTATAGAATGATATGCGGATGCGTTCATGGCTCTAATAGGAGATATGAATTTGGCGAAATCGCAACAGAGGACAAATTCCCTTCTCAAAACATCCAGGCGTTAGTCGAGCAGGGATTTATGGAGGAGCTTACAGATCAAGAGCAAGCCGAGTTCGAGAAGAAGAAGGAAGAGAAATCTTTATCCGAAAACTTAGACGCAAAATTGTCGGAACAGACCGAGTTCGAGAAGAGAGAAGCAGCAGTGTCAGACATCGATATTGAAGATGTAAGAAAAAAACTTCAATCAAAAGGCGTTCGATATGGAAAGAACGAGTCCAAAGAAGCTTTGATTGAAAAACTAAAAGTGGTTTCTGAGTAATAGGTTTATAGGGTTGTTTGTTTTCAGGAAAGGGGTATTAAAAATACCCTTTTTCGTTTGAGAAGATGGGATTGATTGATCAAATAAGAGCGGATATTATAAATATATCTACAAGCCAAAGTGATTTTGGGGTGCCAATTGCCATGACTGCTCCAACCCTTCAATCCATTAGCCTGTATGGGCTGCATTCAAAGCATCATTTGGGAATTAATGGAGACGGGAACAGGGTAAATGCAAAAAATGCACATATTTCTATTCCAGAAAAAGCACTTTCTGACGCTAATTATCCAGTTAGAAATGTAAGAGGCGAGGTTGATTTGAAAGGTCATAAAGTTTCAGCTCCTGATAATACTGGAATTGTAAAATTGTATAAAATAAGCGAGTGGTATCCATCGGAAACAACAGGATTAATAGTATGCATACTGGTAGACTTTGAATAATGGCACTAATTACCGCACCAATACCAATTCAGGCTTTCGAGCTAATAAGAAATAGGATAGGAGAAATTCTAATTGAAGAATTATCTAATCAGGTGTCTGTGTATTCAGATCAAACGCTTGCGTTGAATGTATACATTGAACGGTCTGTACCACTTGACAAAACAGAGCTTCCAGCGATAAATGTAAATTTCGCAGGAGGGCCTTTAGATTCTAAAAATATAAAGGATGGCTCCAATTCTTACGCCTACAATATTGACGTATACACTTCTGCAAAAGCTACCGACTTACAAAGCGGAGACGAAAAGTCGGCTATTGCGTGCCAAAGAATTATTGGAGCTTGTCGTTCAATAATTTTAAATCCCGTTTACAAAACGCTAGGATTCGCAACAGGTGCAAACGCTTTCATAAGCAGGGTTACAGCTCGTGAAATATCAGTGCTAGACCCTGCCGCTGGCAAACAAGATGCCGATAGCACGCACATGGAGAGACTGGTTATTATCGTATCTTGTACCGAGATTGAAAGCTTAATAATTCCATCCAATATTGATGGATACGACGCTAGAGTAACAATTGACAACGGAAGTTTTGGCTATAAATATACTGGTAACGCATAATGACAAGGCTGCAATTAGAAGCTGAAATAATAAGATTAATACTTGATGGGTCAAGGCGAACCAAGGCGGTAATGGTTCGTGAGCTACTTGTGGAGGTATTGGATTATATAGATCAAGAAGTAAGTGGCGCAGGCTTTATTCAAATGGACGGCTATGGCTACTGGAGAAAAGCAAATCCAACAATAGGTACAGACACAACAGGCGACATAAGAGAGGGAATGGTCGGATCAGAATTGCAATTACAGGAATATAATGGTACAACATGGGACATAAGGAGCACACGATGATGAAAAAAATAATATTGATTCTACTCACGCTAATAAGTAGCAACACATACGCTCAATGCACGATTGGAGGCGCAACAGTAACAGGCACAACGAAGGCAAACAAAGTCCAGTCCTGTGAATTTACGATTCAGGGCATGGCTAATTCTATGCTAAAAACCGTTAGTGGAGTGATTACTCCTGCCGTCTCTGGCACAGACTACGAGCCAGGGCTAGCATTTAATAGCGGACTAACGAGATCAGGCAGCACAATTAGGTTGGGTGGTACATTAACCCAGAACACATCTATACTAGCAGCTGGATATATTATTAACTGGGGAACAATAGGCAGTAGAGCTTCTTCTATTTACGCGCGGTATACTGATGAAATGATACTATTTGGCGACGACGGAGCTGGTGCAACATCTACGGCCACATTCCTGCCTTACTACTTCCAGTCTTCTGTTGTATCAGGTGCTGACATTGGAGAGCTTCTTGTTAATTCAAGCGAGGTTAGCTTGCGACACAACGATAAGTACTTAAAGCTAAAAGACAACTCATTAGATCTTTCAACTACAGCGGCTGGACATGTGGCAAAATCTAAGACAGAGCTGTTATCTAGAGATCAAGAATTTCAGTACCCCAACAGATCAGGAATGCTACTAGTTGACTCTTTGCTGACAGATAGCCTTACAGGGTATGTGAAGAGGGTTAACGGAGCCGTCCAATTCGACTTTCCTGCGAGCGATGTACTTCGGGTCAGCAATGATAATGGAGCGTTCGCGAAAGGTGTTATAGCACTTTCGGGCGAGGCTACGAATATCGGCTATGCAGGGAGTAGTGTTAATGTCGAAAATTCGCAGATCATTTTAAACAGCCCTTTGATCTCAATGAATGCAATCGAGGGGGTCCGATTCACAGGACCGATAAACACATCGGTAGGCGACACGTCTATAGATGTTAACAGCAGAAAGCTTTATGGATTTCTTGGATCAACAATTGACTATGGAGGGTGCAGACTCTTTGATGGAACAGGCACTAACAGTGTTCTAGATTGGTATAATGGAGAGCTTGAAATTTTTGATCCGAACAGCATATATAGACTCACTGTTCGCATGAACGAGCTGACAGACAATAGACAGGCTTATCATCCAGACGCATCAGGAGAGTACCTGTATAAGGATAATACTGTCGAGATTACTAATAAGACGATCGACGGAAGCCTGAATGATATAACTAATATCTCACAGTCCGATGTGATCAATCTTTCATCTGATCTCGCGGCAAAGCAAGACGCACTCTCGGGTACAGGGTTTGTCAAGATTTCAGGAAGCGCTATCTCTTACGACAACAGCACTTATCTGACCACTACAGGAAGCGCCGCTGGGCTTACTTCATTTCCTACGTTGA